TTGAGTATTCGCTGCCGACGCGGTCCATGAACCCAGACGCGAGATCGCTCCGGTCCTTCTGCAAGCCAATCTGCGCGTCAAGGGCACCCTGCAGCTCTGGCGCGAGCGTGGTGTTCTGCGTCCACTGCGTGACCTTTTGGCCAGTCGCAGGGTCGACAACGTCTTTGGTGTTCCAGCTCGTCGATCCGAACGGCGTGTTCTGCGTCGGACGGTTGGCGTAGTTCTGCATGTTGAGAGCTTCTTTTGAAAGCTCACCCTGCAGCTGCGCTGCTCCGACGTAGTCTGGCGCGGCCGGTGCTTTACCCTTACTCATTGCAACGTCTCCTTCAGAAACCGGCAGTCCTCGCGCCGCAGCTCGAGCAGCACGCAATCGACCGTCTCCGCGATCTGCTTAAAGCCGATTTTTTTGTTGAACCGAATTGCCCTGTCGAAATCCTTTGGCGTCAAACCGTAGACCGCCTTCACGCCAATAGACTCAAACGGATACGCAAATGCAGCCTTTAACAGCCCGCGCGTCAGCGAGTGCCCAGTGTCGAACGCGACGTGCATGAAGCAGCTCTCCGGCGTCCACGAGCCGAACGCGACCGCAGCGGCGATCGTGCCGTCGTCGCGGATCGCAGCGATCGTGCGCAGATCGGTCGACCACGGGATCTGCGTCTGGCGCGTCATCCACTGCCAGATCACCTGCGGCTCATTGGGCTGGTCGGTCGCGAGCTTCATTCGCCAAACAGCTCCTCAATTGTGATTTCACCCTTTGGATCGTTTGCGGTGCCAAGCATGTCGCCCATCGCTGCCAGCAGCGCCATCTCTCGAGCAAGGCTAGTCACAAACGGCATGGAGCCGCCGCGGCCGTCAGGCGCGGGCTCCGTTTCCGCCGGCAGCTCTTCCACCGTCACAGACGTTTCGGGCTCGGGCTCTGCCTCGGGCTCGGGCTCCGTCGCAGCGGCTTGGGTCAGTGCGTTGATGTAGTCAACCACTTCCTCAAGTGTGGGCTCCGCTTGCGGCGCGGGCTCTTCCTGCGGCAGCTCTTCGACTGTCACCGACGCTTCGGGCTCAGGCTCGCTCTTAGGCTCCGCAACCGGCGCAGCTACGGGCGGCGCAACCACGGGAGGCGGCGGCGGGGGCGGCGGGGGCGGAAGCTCCTCAACCGTTACCGACACTTCCGGCTCTTCCGGCTTTTGCGGGACTAGTTCTTCCAGAGCCTGTCGCACAGTCAAGTCCTGCGGAATTTCCTCAACCGTGACAGTTGCCTTGGGTTCTGGCTTCTCCTCTTCTGGGATTAGCTCTTCCAGCACCTCGCGCGCCGTAGGCGCAGCCGCCGGCTGCTCTGCCAGTTCTTCCACCGTCACGACGCCAGTCTTTTCTTCCTTCTCAAGCTCTGGCTGCGTACCCGCAGTCGTCGTCTCCGAAGGCGACAGTTCTTCAACTGTAACTACGCCAGTCTTTTCTTCCTTTTCGAGTTCGGGCTGCATTCCTGCCAGCGGCAACTCTTCCGGCGGAAGCTCTTCAACGGTAATGACGCCTTTCTTTTCAAGATCGGCGAGCTCACCCTCGTCCGCAGGCGGCAGCTCTTCGACGGTAATGACGCCCGTCTTTTCTTGCTCCCGAAGCTCAATAGGCTCGCCCTTCGGGGCAGGTGCAGGCTGAGATTCCGTTACAGTCTCGGGCTCCGCCTTTTTCTCTGGAATCGTCTCGCCAATCGTGTTCGGGTTCGGCGGGCCAGCAGGAACGGCAGAACTTCCGCCGCCCTTTGCCGCGGGCGGGATATAGGGAATGTCGGCGTACTCCAAAACTTCTGGATTCGCGAGGTACGCCCGAGCAGCGCGCTGACGCAGCGCAACGTCGGTGTTCCTCATCCACGGAAAGTCGAGGAACATGACGTCGCCGCCCATCGTCGCGCCTGGCACGCCAGAGCCGCGCAGGGCCTCGATGAGCGAACTCTTGTACGGCGCTTCGCTCACATCACACCTCCCGGCTCACTCATCATGTGCGACGACGTGAAGATCGTCGCAGGCAGTCCGCGCACCTTCATGCGCAGGCTCGCGTAGTAACCGAGCCCCGTCGTGCCGGCCCAGCTCTGGTAAGTGTTGGCGGAGCCCGCCCACACCGCGACGTTCCACAGGCCGCTGTTCCAGATGCCGCCCGGCGTCTGAACGAACGACGGCGAGCCGCCGACGTTGACGAAGGTGTACTGCGTGTTGATCTGCAGCTTTACAGACGGGGGCCCCGGCGCGATAAAGATCGGCCGCGCCATCGTGAACTTCTTCAGCACCGCGGGCGTGTTGAAAGAGTTGAACGCGGTCTGCACGTCGCCCTCGAGCGTGGCGCCAGGCGTGCCATTCGTCTCGGTGCCGTCGGTGTTCCCGAGAAACCCCTTTGCAATGCGGCCGTCTTCCGTACCGAAGTACAGCTGCCCGTCGAGCAGCGCAGCGCACGTCATGGGCATACCGGAGAAGTCGCACCAGGCGCCGGTGTTTACGTTCATCGCGAACTGCTGGTAGGTGCCTGTCACCTGCTCCGGCAGCTTGATGATGAGGATGTCCTCGCTCGGCAGCAAAAACACGTCCCAGCTGATCGAGTTGATGTACGAGCGCACGAGCGGGATCAGCACCGACTGAATCTTTTGCGCCGGGCCGGGCGAGACATCGCTGAACTGGCCGTTCACAAGGCGCGAGACGGGCACGAGCCCGAGCTCGGAGAGCATCATCACTTCGCCGCCATAGCCGGTGAAGAAGCGCCCGAACTTGGGCACCTTGCCGACGTACCAGACGCCGCGCAGCGCAAACTTCGACGGGTCAGACGGGTCGGTGCCCGTCCACACTCCGATGTCGCCCTGCGAGCCGACGACGACGAGGTGGTCGTCGATACCGACGCCAGCGTCGAGAGTCCAGTTGACAAGCCCGCGGATGTATCCGCCGTTGCGGAGTAGCGAGCCCATCTCAAAGCCCGACGCGGTGCCTGCAATTGCATCAACCGTGTCGAGGTAGTAAACGGTCGAGCTGTCCGACACCGTGAACCAGACGCGGTTCTTGAATACCGCGACCGTTTCGGGGCTGCCCGGCAAACCCGTTACCGTTTGCTGCGTCCAGGTCGTGCCGTCGTAAGTCCAATACCCGGCGCCGGGCGAGACCGCGAGCAGATACATGCCGGCGCCGTTCGCAAACTGCGTGACGCTCCAAACGTCGTTCGTCGAGCCCGTCGCGCTCACGGCCACCGAAGGCGTGCCGCTCGTGACGTCGTAGATGTTTCCGCCCGCTGCGGCGAACAACTTGTTGTCGCCGATCACAGCGCCGTTGTAAGCAAAGATGGAATCGACCGAGCTGCCGACCGAGCTCGTGTGATACGTCCAGCCCTTGCGCAATTCGACGCCCGTCTGTCGCGGGATCAAGTTCGTCAGCACGAGCGCGTCCGTCGGCCTCATGTCGCTGATCGGGTCGCGATAGTTGAGCCCGCCCACCGGCGCAGGGATGTTGAATACCTGCAGCGTCTGCGCCGCTGCAGAGCGGCGCGGAGCTTTGAATGGGGCGAGCGGGACGAGCGGCATTTAGACCCCAAACCCCGTGTCGGGCGTGTTAGACAGCGGCTGGATGTACGGGTACTTGAAGCTGCGCGCCATCGTCAGCACGGGCGAGCCGCGCTCGTTGCCCTTGCGGTTCTCAAAGTTGACTTGGAAGTCGCGCATCGCGGCCGACGAATCAAAGCCCTTCATCTCAAGCCACTTCACCCGCGCGAGCAGCGTGACGAGGTAGGAGTCGAGCAGAATCGTGTCGCCGTTTTTGATCGCGCGGTTTTTGTATAGCGATGAGTTGTCCTGATCGCGCACCCACGCAACCGACTGGTAAAAGAAACTCAGTGTTTGGGCCGGTGTGGGTGGCGACAGGATGTAAATCATGTTGTCCCGCACCTGCCAGTAGAACGACAGGGTCGGGAGCGTTTGACGGATCAGCAGCTGCTGCCAGAACTGCGGCGAGATCGGGCCAACGGCAGGCCACTGCATCGACGAGTTCCACTGCGTCTGATCGACGAACTCGTAGAAGTCTTCGGGCAGTGCAAAGCCCTGCTCGCTGATGCCGGGGCTGCTCGCGAGGATGCTGATGGTGTGAGTCTTGGTCAGCTCTTGCCAATCGTTGAGCGAGATCAGATCAAGCCCGGCGAGGTTGACAGCCTGCACCATCTGGACGACAGCGGGGTCAGTGTCCCCCGCCGGGTCCGCCGGAGTCGGAAAGCTCACCAGCTGCGCAACATTCTGAACGATCGCAGACAGCGTCGAGTCGTTGACAATCTGGAAAGCCATGCCGGTGTATTACTCCTCTGACTTCTTGCCCTTCGCGGACATCATCTTCGTGATCGCTTCGATCTGAGCCTGCAGCTCCTCGATCTTGCTATCGCGAGACTTCAGCTCCTCGTTCATCTTCTCGAGCGGAGCGTTGCCCTTGGCAAGCTCCACAAACGCCTTCGCGGCGCGCTTGTCTTCGTTGAACGAAAAGAAATTCTTGCCGACGTTGTC